GTTCATCCTCGCTTAGATTCTTATATTCTTCCTTGCGTACATCTACTCGCTCATCCCAGTACGATTTAACAATGCCTGTCTTTTGTAGCAGAGCATCTTTAAACCAGTTATGCAGGATGATTAAGCCATCATTCTCACGGTAAAACACCCAGTTACAGTAATCCGTAGCCTGTTTAGCTGATTCTTCATCGCCAGGCGACTTAGGCTCAAAATAAACAATATCTTCAGTTGTGGTGAACGTGCGTATTAGCTGAGGTAATGCTCCGTCTATTGCTTCGGCGACCTCTCCAGTTACGATCTGGCTGCGACCTTCTACTTCATTGCCGTATGGATTGCGAAGATAATACTCTAATGCCTTAGTGCGCTGCTCAATGGTCTCTGTGTCCAGATAACCAATAGCATTGTCTATCTCATTCTCAAGTATTCCCTTGATTGTGCCTGAATCGAGCATAACAGCCCCTTACTAAATTTTGCTTATTATACAACCCATTTAATATTATTTGGCAATGGTTTTGACCACGAACCATCTGTTCCGTCAAGACTTATCGCTAGATACCGCATAGAATCTGCCGCATGACTGCTCCAATCGTGAAGTGGCTTGTCGTAGAAAACCTGCTGTCTCTCGTTATACTCTCTACGGTAGTTCCTGAGAGCATCTAGTCCAGCTTCCTGTAAAACCTCTTTACGGCTCTTTCCTGTGCCTAATTCCCTTACTTCCACATCGTGCGGTAAGAACTGCGTGAAGCCTTCGTACTTGTTATCTTTGAGCCAGCGTACATACCAGTCCAGACCGACTCCGTGGTTTTCCGTAAAATCAATAATTCGTACTTCTTTACCAACCACTTGGCACACAAATAGACTTGTAGAGTCACTGATGCCAAGATCCCAAGACACATAAGACTTACACAGATCATCACGCTCAATAGTGGTGATTCGGTTCTTCGCCTCAAGATCGTTGATAATCTGACCATAGTAGCTCCCTTGAATTGCGGCATCAAAGCTGCACTCGAATTCTTGAAAATACCTATCGTCGCCCATCTCTTGACGAGCAGCCCATAGCTCCTTATCGCTAAGAATCCCTGTCTCACTAGCCTTGAACTCTAATAGTGCCCATCCTTCAGCAGTCTTAGCTCTATCGCGGAAATCGAGGAAGTGATTGCGCCGCCATTTCTATCGCAGGCAACAATTGCGCTATCAGCGTTATCGCTACCGTACAGGCTAATCCTACGACCCCAAAAGTCAACCCTAAGCTCGCTGATGTTAGCAACAGCCCCGAGAGGACGAGTAAATTCCAACAGGTAATCCCAAGCCACACGTTTCGATTGAGCATAAGTAGGAGCTATGTAAGCAAATCTAGGATTAGGTTTCTGGCACTCAATGGCAGCCTTTATCGCATGGTTAAGAGCACACAAAGTCTTGCCCATTCTTCGATGTGCCACTACTACTGTAAACCTGTGCTTGTCTACCGCCTCGTGAATCAGCCTTTGCTGCTCTCGAGGCTTATAAGCGATCTCGATTACTTCTGCCATGTAACCACGTGCTGCTGAGGAGCACCATCAACGCCACTTATCTCAGTCCTAGCCAGCTTAGGTATATGGTACTCACTTAGCTTATTCATTAGATCAAGTGCCTTATAAGGATCGTCTTGAGCCACTTCATTAAGCCATCTGTCCATGTTCCCTGCATTGCGCTCTAATAGGTTAGCAATAGCCTCTCGGACTATCTGAGTGCTTCTATTAGGCAATCCTTTAGGTCTGCCCGGTCCTGCTAATCCTTCTCCGATTTTCGGCGTTTCTTTAACAGTATTTGTTTCCATTTTCGCATTACCTTTCAGGTGTCATGCTCTCTTTG